ACTATTCAACATACACTTCACAAAGTGAACATTGTTGGAGTACTTAAAGGCATCATGCTATTAGTTTTGAAACAGATAAGTACACTATGTCTGTTTTTGAAAATGCATTAAGATCTGTTGTAAGCACTCCAACCCTACTGGGTGCCTATCCATCTTTTGGGTACGCTAACCTTACGCAGTCGGCAAAGAAAGTCAATGTAAGAAGTTCATTGACGATTTCTGCATTTTACTCTGGTGTAGATAAGATTGCCAACTCTATTGCAATCCTTCCACATTCGGTAGTACAAAAAACAGAAGACACTATCGAGGTTCTGGACAGTCATGCGGTGCATGGCCTGTTGAACAAAAAGGCTAACTACTACCAGACTCCTTTCAATTTTAAACATTTGATCGCATCTACGGTCCTGCTAAGAGGTAACTACTTTGCAGGCATTATTCGTGATGACAACGGCAAACTTATAGGTTTAGACTTTTGGGACCATAACCTGGTCACGGTAATTGATTATAACGATGAGTTGTTTTATTTATACAAAGAAAATACTTACAAATCACATGAAGTATTACATGTACCTGGCTTTTCTTTTGATGGAAAACTAGGCAAATCGATTCTAGAATTTGCAGCAGACAATATGGGTACTACCCTTAATGCGCAAAAATTTGGATCATCTTCATTGGAAGATCAGGGATTGACGTATGGTGTGATCGAGACTGAAAAGAAACTAGATTCTAAAGCTAAAGATGCTATCGGTTCTGCGTTTGAAAAACGAATGACCACAATGAACAAACATCGGGCAGCGGTTCTAGATGAAACGATGAAGTATAAGAAAATAGGACTCAATCCTGAAGAATCAAAATTTATTGAAACCTATGCCAACGGTATCGAAGACATCGCTAGATGGTTGCACGTGCCAAATCATAAGTTAAATATAAAGGGTGAGGGTGGTTACAATTCATTAATTCAAATGGAGCAGGAATATCTGCAAACTGCTGTAAAACCTCTGGCTCAAAAGATCAAAGAAGAATTTAATGCAAAGCTGTTTACAGATAATGAGAAAAATCAAAACATCAGTATAGATCAAAACTTTAAGATCTTACTGCAAGTCGATCCAAAAAGCAGAGCAGAATACTACAAGTCTATGGTATTCCTAAAAGCAATGACTCCCAACGAAATAAGAAAATTGGAAAGCATGAATCCTTATGATGATGGCGATCAGTTCCTACAAATGTCTAACCTCTTAAATGAGCAACAACTTAAAAAACTTGTGCAAGATGAAAATCCAGAATAAAATACAAACACGAAATGCACAGGTACGTGCAGAAAGTGTAAACGAAGCAGAAAGAACTGCAGAGTTCATCATATCCACAGAAGCGGTGGACACTTACAAAACGGTATTTAAAGCCGATGGCTGGATGATGGACCGTTACGAAACCAATCCTATTGTATGCTACAATCACAACCATACGGATGCAGATCACGTCATAGGTACATCAGAAGTGTTTGTGGAAGATGGAATGCTAATCGGTCGAGTAAGATTTGAAGATGCAGAAAACAATCCTTTGGCAGAAAAGATTTTTAACAAAGTCAAAAATGAAATCATTCGTGGGGCTTCTATTTCTGCTGAAATATTAGATGGGCGTTACGGTCTGGAAGAACTGGATGAAGATCCAGATGTGTTGTATTTCACGCAACAACGATTAATGGAATGGTCTGTAGTGGCCCTTAATTCCAATCCAGATGCATTAGCAAGAAACCATAATAATCTGGAAGAGATCCAGAAAGCATATAAAACCAATACATCAGATCGGTCTGAAGATGAAGACCAGGATGATAACCAAGAAAGAGCGTCAAAGTTTGATGTTTTTGAAGCTCAATTATTAATCAATAAAAATCAGAGTTATGTCTAAGATTGCAGAGTTGCAACAGGAAAGAGCTTCAAAACTTGAAGCTCAAAACAACCTAGCAGAGTCTAGAAAAGAAGGTGATGGAAAATTCACTGAAAAACAAAGAAGCGAGTTCTTTGATCTTCAAAAAAGAATTGAATCTCTCGATTCTGAAATTGAAGAAGAACGTCAAGTTGAAGCCTTTGAAAAAAGAGCTGCACAAGCCAAAGGTGAACGCAAAGGCGGTAAAGCTGAAAAAGGTGAAGAAGCTGAAAAGCGTTCTATCATCGAGCGTGCATCGATCACAAAAGCCTTTAGGACTAGGGGACCTTTGGATGGTGCAGAAAAAGAATTGAATGAAATTGGAATTGAGGCCAATCGTGCTGCAGGTGTAGAAACACCAGACGATTCTAAAATTACTATTCCTATGAGTGCCTTAAGAGCACAGTCTGTAACTGGTGACTCTGGTGCCAAAGGTGGTGAATTGGTAGTAAAAGATACACCAAGAGTGCAGATGCCGTTTCAACCAGCAACATTCTTAGAGTCTCTTGGGGCCACAAGATTGAGCAACCTTACTGGTGGATCAATTCCATTACCAGTAGGACAAAAGTACACTATGCAGTGGTTAGCAGAGAATGCTGCCATTACACCACAAGACAAAAACTTTGAAGGACCAGAGTTAAGTCCAGAAAGACTTGGTGGTGCAGTGGACATCTCTAGACGTTTAATCTTGCAATCCTCTCCAGATGTAGAAAGCTTGGTAAGACAAATGATCTTAAGAGCTTACGACACTTCATTGAATAGTGCAGCTATTAATGGTGCTGGTACCAACAATGAGCCAGAAGGTATTTTGAACAAGACCGGGGTGAAAACTTCTAGTGTAACAACAGCAGAAGCTGCAGTTTGGGAACACGTCACTGAGCTTATGGGATTGGTAGATGCAGAAGATGCAACAGAGCTGTCTAGAGCTTACCTTATGTCTCCACAGTTGAGAGCTGCGTATATGAGTACAAAGAAAGATGCTGGATCTGGACGTTTTGTAATGGAAAGTAGAAATGAGCTTAACGGTTCTAATGCTTCTGCCACATCACTTGTGCCTGTACTATCTGGAAATGAAACCTTAATTTACGGTGACTTCTCTAAGTTGTTCATCGGTGAGTGGGGCGCAGTGTCCTTGCTGGAAGATCCGTACTCTGCATCATTGAGCAATGCCATAAGATTGGTGATCAACGCTCACGCAGGTGTAGAAATTGCACAGCCAAATGCTTTCGCTAAGAATAGCTTTATAACTACATAAACCTTCATTATGCTGACTGGGCTAGCAATAGCCCTTTCAGCGTAATTATTAAAACAAAAGTCATGTCAGAAGATAAAAACAAAGACATTAAAGATGTAGATGTAAACACACAGTCTACCGGAGAAGCTAAAAAAGCTGAAGACCAAAAAAAGTCTAAGTCTAATAAAAAAACTTCTAAAAAGGAAAGTAAAGTCAAAGTAAAAATAGACTGTGACAATGCTGCAGGAAAATACGGTCTGCCACAACACCGTGGAATGACTGTGATCTTGGATGAATCGCAGGCTAAAGAAATTGAAGACAACAAAGATGGTAGAATCATAAAGTAATACTTATGAACAGTTTCAGCTTAAAATATGGTAAACCTGAAGCTGGTGTCAATATAGTGACACTAGATCAGGCCAAAGCAAATTCAAAAATAGATTTTGATGATGAAGATGCATTGTTACAAATATTTCTGGATGCCACCACTGCTGAAATTGAAAACTATCTGGAATACCCGGTCCTGCAAAGAAGCGGTGCAAAAGTGATTGTAGAAGGATGGTTCTATAATTTTAAGGTACGTTTCCCTATAGGCAACATTGTAGAGCTTCAGTATGAAGACAATTTTGGAAACCTTAAAACCATAGACTCTGATGCTTACAATTATGAAAGCGAGATTCTGTACATGGATATGGAACAACCCGACGATTTCGGGAATCGCATCTTCATTACTGCAGATTTGGGTTACACTACTGCAGATGTGCCAGAAGATATAAAAAGAGCCTGTTTACTCTTGTTTGCTCACAACGACACTTACAGAGAAAATATGCCGATTAAAAACAACCAGGCAGCACATAATGTGCTAAGACCCTACAGAAGAACTTACTAGATGCAAACCTCAGGCTACATACATCCCGGACAGTTAAACAGGAAGGTAAAGTTGTATAAAAACACAACTGTAAAGACCGACTCAGGTGAAGCTGAACATACCGAAACATTGGTAAAGGAAGTCATGTATGCTAAAAGAGACGAGTTTCAGGGAAGTGAAGATGATTCTGATGGCAGAGTAATAGGTCTGGGTGTGGTGGCTTACACAGTAAGATTCACCACAGATGTTTTTACCAATGGGCAGCAGTATTTTGTAAGAGACTTTGATGGAGACTACCAGATCAATTCTGTAGAACTTGCAGGCCAGCAAAGAAACCGATTTTTGAAACTTAAATGTACAAGACGTGGAAACTAAGATTGAAGGGTTTGATAAGCTAAAGATCCAGATAAAAAAACTGGATGACAAGATGACCAGACGTGAAGTCTTAAAGATTCAGCGTAAACTGGCCACACCTTTAGTTCGTGCTTATCGAGATGCTTTGCCACAAAGTAACAGAACAACACAGCGTTTTGGGTCTACTTATCCACCCGGAAACCTTAAAAAGTCTGTTAGTAAAGAAACTGTACCAGGTAGAAAAGTAGGTGGGAATCCGCAAATAGTGGTAAGACCTTCTACCAAAGGTAAAAAAGGCGGTTATTATAGGCATATGGTCGTGGCCAAAGGAACTGAGATTGGATCTACTAGACGTGGATCTCGTGAAGGAATCAATACGGTAGTGAGCGATGCTAGAGATAGAATTTATGGAAGCAGAGAATCCACGCTCACAGCTAAATACGAAAAGCAAGTCACAAAG